ATGAGACGAAATAAAAAAACCAAGTCAAAAAAAGAAGTACATAAAGTTGATTGGACCACAATTTTAGCAACTTCTTTAATGGACTTGGTTGTCGGAACTATCTTAATCATAATTGATAAATTGATTAAAAAGTTTTAGACAAAAGGCTTGGGGCGAAAGCCCCTTGCCTTTCATATATATTATATATTAAATTTAGTGAGGTGTCAATATGAATAATTTTTTATCATCACTCGGAATTATTTTGATAATTTTCGGTGTTATAAAACTCATTGCTTACCTTGTTAATAAAATAGGCAAGCAACCAAAATAAACACTTTAGGAGCGTATCAATGGAATTAAAAGAAATCAGAAAATTTATGAAATTCACTCAACAAGATATGACAGATTTATTTGGTATTCCAAAACGAACATTTCAAGATTGGGAACTTGGAAATAGAAAATGTCCTGATTGGTGCAAAAATCTTGTCATTGAAAAAATGCTTAATTATAAAAACGATAGTTATATTACTTTATACCAAATCAATGATATTTCAAAAGATGAAGCGAAATGTGTATATTTAGGCTGCGTGTATGACGAAGCAATAAATAATTTTAAAGAATTATGTAAAAGTCTCGGCAATTTAAGTCCTGAAAATTTCATTGAATTTAAATTATATAGAATTCCTATTGATATTGATATTACAAACAAAAAAGAATTGCTTAACGCAATTTCAAACAAACCGGGTTATCAACTCGATTTATTATCAAAATAAAAACAACAAAACGCCCTCGGCTGAATAACCGAGGGCGTTTCTAATGCGCTGTGTACCGGGAATAGAATACCCATGACACAATTGTATTTTAACTTTTACATTTCGTTATGCTAATATTTATTTTATATTACTTGAATTGATATATGCTACTCTGCCGGTCTTAACAACCTTAACCTTATCAACACTTGCGCTGATATGCCTTTGGACGATTATTTCAGTTTTCGGCAAATACTCGAATTTAATTCCTGTAAGTTTTTTATTTTTGTAAAGGTAAGTTTTGCTTTTCAATCGGTAATGCTTGCCGACGGTTGTTTTGTATGTTACCTTTTTCGGTTTATCAGCAACAACCTTAGTTGATGAAAGATAGGTTGTACTCACCCAACCTTTTGCTGGAGCGGTAATATAAGACCACGAACCATTGACTTTTGTAACAGTCACCTTAGTGCCTTTCTTAAGTTGAGTTAAGACTTTTGATGATTTATCGGCTTTTGCTCGGACATTAAGCGACTGTGATTTTGTTGCCACATACTTTGTAACTGATTTTTTAGTTTTAGTTGTTTTCTTAACATAATCGTTAGAAAAAATCCAATAATTAACTGTGTTGCCATACTTCTTAAAATTCTGCTCACTAACAAAAACGGTATTACCGCTAAGCTTAGCACCTGCTGCGCTTCTGCTCGGTGTGTTGAACTTACCGACATAAGAATAAGGGTCATATATAGAAATAGTGCCGCCATTGTAACCTACAAGCACAATGTAGTGGCCGGATGTAGTGAAAAGACCGTAATTGCATGATGCGACGATAAAGTAATCAGATACGCCGTCTTTGTTTTTGTCAGTCTTTAAGTAAGCTAATGCTTTATCAATATTAAAGGTCGTCGCATATTCATTAAAATTAAAATAATCAGCCACAAAAGACCACGCCGACCAAGCAGTTCCGTTTGATTTTGTGCGATAACCGTTATCTACAAAAAGTTTTGCCATTGTAGTTGGAAGAATAGCACCTTTTGAGCTTGATACAACCATAGCGGCTGATGTAGGTCCACAACCACTTGATTTAATAGTCTGTGTTTTATTGTTTGAGCTTGTATATGGTGTTTTTGCCCACCTGCTGTCAGCCTGATTATAATATGTAAGACCTGTGCAAGCACCGAGAAGTGCTTTACCCTTGCCTGTGTTTGTGCCGTCATAGGAAATATTCTCTTGTTCAACAACGGCATCCTGTTCAATTAAGCTTTCATCAACGACAGCGTTTTCATCTTTAGGCTTTGCGATAATCGTTTCGTCAGTGCCGACATCTTCGCCGTTTTCAACTTCATCCTTTGTTTTTTCGGCTTCTGCCTTAACATCATTTGAAAGAGTAACTTCGGGTTCGGTTGTTTGCTCAACGGTAGTCGTTTCTGTGCTTTCGATATTTGAATTATTGCAGCCGAAAAAGATTGTAATAATCAAGAGTAATGACATAATCACGGACATTATTGCTTTATTTCTTTTCATTGTTCTTCACCTCTTTTTCAATTTCCAAAAATGATTTAATTGCGTTTTTTACAGATTCAAACACTCTTTTAAAAAGCTTATCATATCCGTACATAGCACCATAAGCAATGAAAAATGAACCTACAATTGCGCCGACAATGATATACCAAACAAGCTTGAACGGTACAATCTGACTTGCCGCAATGACTGTAACAAGCGTTAAGAATAACGATACGCCGAATACAATCAAATTATAAATGATATTTTCCTTATCCTTAAATACGGATTTGATGATTTCTGTAATAATTTGCACGGCTAAAATAAGCAGTGCGATTATGATTAAAGATATACATAATGCTTTCATTTTTCTTTTACTCCTTTACTTCACAAAATGTTCTTTGCATAATTCTTCAAGGTCGTCTATTCTGTGATTCGCAACCTTAATGTCGTTTTGAATAAGTGGAATTTTTTCAGCAAAATTGTTATGCTTATCAACTTTCTTTTCAAGTTGTTCAATACGATAACTTGTAAGCTTTGAAGCGGTAATTATGCCGCCAAATGTACCGACAAGCGTTCCCACCAAGCTTACAAGTGCAACTGCAATTGTATCCGTCATGTTGTCACCTCGCTTTGCGCATTTGTTTGCGGTGAGGAAACAGCTTTTTCCAATGCTTCTACTTTGGCCCATAAATCGTCAATATATAAATATACATTTTCAGCGAACGCTTTTAGTGTTTCATCGTTTGTTCCCTCATGTTCATAAGTGATATTTGATTCGCTCAAATTGAGTTGCGCCGGAACAATATTTAACGCTGATGATTTTTGGCCTGGAAAAAGTGCTAACCCATTACCCGTTGTCACTTCATTATAAATTGGATTCTTGTATTCATCTTTATTCCCTGTTGATGCAATCAGCCTATGATGACTGTGTGGAATATTGTTTAATACATTCAACGCATCTGTTAAATCATAACTGAAGTTTATGTAATTATCACAAGCGTCAACAGTCAAATCAGTATAAGCTTTTTTATCTGCATTAACAGTTAATTCAAATACAGTAATATCGAAGAACGGATTTTTATAATATCCTTTTTGGACTGCATTATTTATTGTGGTTTCAGCGTAATTTTGAGAAATGTCACCGATATAAAGAACATCTGTAACATTCTTCTCCACATCAAAAAGGAGCTTGATAATATCACCTTTATTTACCTTTAGTGTGAAAGGTGTGAAGTCAGTTATGCCCGGAAAGCCAATTAACATATCACCGCTTTCGGCAATATCGTATCTGCCTGAAGCAGTTATGGCCGTTGACATGTCTGATTTTTTCAAAACAGTTGAACCATTTTGAAGTGATAGTGTGTGTTGTCTCCCAACAATGTCGATGCCGTTACCAAACTTAATTTTAGTCTGATACCTTTCATTTATGTCCTTTTTAACATTTTCAATATCAACATTTGTCGCACCAAAATAATTCGTCCAATCGACATCTACTTTATTAGGTATGTCGTCAATACAATAACAACCGAATCCGGTTTGGATGTTTACTGTATTATCCTTAAAAAACAACAAATTTCCCTTATCAAGTTTAAACTTCTCGACGCCGTTATATGTTACAGAAGTTGCATTACTCGCTTCATAGCCACCGTCTGTTATCTCTGTTAGTTCAAGTGTTCCGGAACATAGTGTTCTTGGTAGATTGTGAAGTTGAGTGAAATCGGCAACCGAGAGAATATCCTCAATGCTCTTTTGAGCTGTCTTTCCGCCAAAAACGCCCAACAAGGTATCATCCTTGTTAGGCGTTCCGATTGATTTAATTATATCTTTTAATTTTTTTAGTTGCATTTTTTACCTCCTTATTGCCAATTGCTCCAGTCATTGTTATTAGCTTTATCACGCATATAATATCTTCCTCCGTAATTTGGTAAGTAACACTGATAAAAACTACCTTTATCAATTTCAAAAACAAAAAGAATTCCGTTATAAGTCACCGGACAATTTGAACATCCGTTAAAAACAAAATAAATTCCGGGTGAAAGAATACTATCCAAATTAGTATTAGCAATACCTTTCGTGTTGAATATAGATGGAATCAAACTTTGGGTCAATTCTAATAAGCTTGCTGTTCCTGTGCCTCCCCTTTCTACGCTTAATACGCCTGATGTAATGTCATTTGCAGAATGGCAATGTTCTGCTTTGGCAGCATTTATTATGTCCGGTGTTATGCCATGTGGATTTTCTGAATTCAGATGCTCCGTGAATTTTGAATTTTCAACATAATCGTTAAATTCATCAAGCTTAATTGTTACATTTAATTCATCAGAATAGTTAATTCCAATTTGGCAGATGAATTTGCTAAGAGAATTATTATCGGTATAAGCTGGGATATGATTGGCGTTTTCTTCGTTGTAACCATATATAATTATTCCGGTTTCAATACTATTATCAGCTTTAGTCACTGTTGCAAACACAGCTATTTCTGTCCAAAAGAAATCATTAGTCACCTTTTTGTTGTCAAACTGAAATTTTAAATTAAGAGTATTATCAATTTTTTTCTGCGATATTATTTGCGCCTGAAGTTCACGGTTTAATAAATTCTTAACCGCGTTATAATCAGTTGGTGCTGTGGCCGAACTTCCTATTTCAACATTGTCAATTGTGATTTTTCCGCCTGCCAAACTATGAATCGTTGCCGACAAGCCGAATTCAGTCATATAAAAATTGAAAGCCATTTTAATTTCCTTCCTCGTAGTAAAAAACACTACCGTCATCATCAATAAGAATACAATCATCATCAGTTAAGAATGTCCCAGTGTTAAAATCATCATTGATAGTTGCATTTCCTATATTTATTTCGGTTTGGAATCCTGATGCAACCGAGCAATGAACATTTTTCATATAGACTGACGAATTCAAAAGTTCAATTCTTTCAAGTGATGAGCGAACATTTTTTATCTTTTCGATTTTATTTCTTATATCATTCAAAAGGTTTTCGTCAATTTCTTTGCTATCAGAAATATTGAGAAAAACTTTAAAATTATATGGATTTCCACCATAATCGTACCATTCGGCTATGTCTGCATCTTCTTTAAGAGTGCCAAGGTACTCCTTAATAATGTTTGTTGTACCGATTTTTTGGTATGTCAGCATTGTTGCTTTAACAAGATTTCTTTTGATTTTCAAATCAAGAGCCTCATCATAATACGGTGTGCGGTATTCGCAAGCCAAATAATCGATTATATTTTCCGGCAAATTATCTATATTAACAGTAAAATTTACATTATCAAGATATTTTTGTAAGAGATGTAATGAAAATGAAATCACACCATCAAGTGCCTTAAGTTTTTCATTTTCATAATTCGTCGGAAGAAGGTGAGAAAGCTTGATGTCAAGTAAGTTAATCATCTTCAAGGCCTCCGTAAATCACAATTTTGTTTTGATTTTGTGCGACTTCGGTCTTATTACAAGACTGATAAGTCGGTGATGTTACAGTTACTCTTTTTGCGCCCGCAGCCATTATTTTTTCAACAAGTTTATCCGGGTTGATGTCACGGCCGATTTTGGAGTTTTGCCAAGATATATAATCTTCGATTGCTTTATTAACATTTTTTTGAACTTGCAACGCCTTTGACCTGTCGGTTTTATTGATGTAATATGTCAAATTCACATCGTAATTTTTAGCTGTCGGTGCAGAAACAACGACCTTATCAGTAAGCGTTTTAATGCTGTCATTTTCTATATATTCTTGAAGTGCTGTCAGTAATTCAGATTTAGGAATAACACCGTTTTTGAGTAGAATGCAAATATTAACTACGGCAGTTCCAACATCCGAGGTTACTACGACATCAGAAATATCTTTAGAAAACATTTTAGCGTGATAAACATAAGCATCTGCAGAACCGGTAGTTGTATAAGCCGATGGTGCAAGAAAAATCCTTTCGCGCAAGCTATCATCATCTTCAGTATCAGTGCCTCCGGCTGAAACTGTTACATTAACAACATCAGCAATATATGCCACCGGGTCAACAAGTGTTGTAATTTCGCCTATTTGAATATCGTTGCCGGCGGTTCCGGGTTCAGTGCAGGTGCAAGAAACAATCACTTCCGTATTTCCTGCTGCAATTTCTTCAAGCATTGAGGTTTCAAAATAAACATCCGAGTCGTTTGAAACTCGTGTACCTTTCGGAATAATAGTCGCTGTGTTTCTTGTTTCCTCAAGGGTAAATTTAACGCTGACCGTTGCCGGTGTTGCAGTTAATCTTGTTACGCCTTTTTCCGAAGCTTTATTGTCGAGGTATTGACCGTATGCATATTTAAGAGTGTTTTGTTTTCCGGCTCTGTCAATGCATTGTAAGTTTTGATACAGAACAAGTGCAATAGCATTTAAAATAATTCGGTACTTATCAGCTTTCGGTAATGAATATTTTTTACCTGTTATTTCAGTAATGCCATTTTCATATTCGGTTATAAGCCGAGCTTGAAGTTCATCAACAGTCATATTGTCAATAAAGCTAATATCGGGCAAATTTTGTAATTCTTCAATCATTCTTCGTCCTCCTCGTTATCGTCTTCGTTAAATTCGTCGGCATCGTAATCATCTTCATCGGCATAGAAGTAATCGTCTTCATCGGTTGTCAAATCGTCGTCTTCTTCAGCTTCTTCATCTTCGTTGTCATCGTTATAACCAACGCTGATTATAGGAGTGAGTTTTCCGTCAATCATGTATTCAAAATCAACTGAATTCACAACTAATTCAGGAATGTATTTTTCAACCTTTTCCATAATCTCAACGCTCAAAAGAGCTTCGGCTACTTCAACCGATTGTGAAAGGCACAGTGCTTCTATGCCAAACTCACGGTCAAGTGGAATGGTACCGGCAATAGTCGAACAAAGAACTGTTAACTGCTCCTGATACTTATTGATAACATCTTCGTCGGTGTCTTCAGTTAATTTAATTTTGCTTGAAATTTCCACTTTGTCACCTACTTTCTTTAAATGTCAAATTCAGCGTAAGCCGTTGCGTTTTGCCTTGATTAGTAACAATATCATAAGCTTTGCTGACATCTGTAAGTGCAAATTTATATTTCGATATTGCTTTGCCTGCAATAACAAGTTTTGCTTTTGTGCCATTTTGGAGTGCTTTAACAAATTTCTTTGCTTCATTTTCGGGTCGAACACCAAGCGTGGCATCAAGAATTATCTTGCATTCAACTGCAATTTGACCTTTTCCCTGAAATTCGGTTTTTGGCACTTGCCCGACAATTTCGTGATTTACCCAATTTGCTGAATATTTCACCGATATATCTGTTAGCGACAACACCTTTTTGCTCGACACTTTGAAAACAATCTTATTCCAGCTTCCTATACTGCTCATCAGTCAACACCTCCTTGTCAACAGGTGATTTTGTTATCACTTTCACATTCGGCGCATAAAGCGTTAATGTGTCTTTGTCGTAGTGAATATATGCATTCGGTGCAATTTCTTTATGGTAAACACCTTTGCCCGGATGCTTCGGCTTGTTTTTTTCATTCCAAAACGAGCCGAGAATTAAACCGATTGATGAACCGTTTGAAAGATAAGCAACGGCGACATAATCATCAGCTTTTGGCATTTTGTATTCGCCGTTGAATGAAAGGCACGGCATTTTTGCTGTAACTGCGTTATTTTCTTCTTCATAAATAACGCTTATCATTCCTGTTTTATAGTTAACAGTTGAAACTTTTCCGATTCTTAATTCCATAAAATGCACCTACTTTTTCTTTGGCAGCCTTTGAACGACTTTATGACATTCGAGCGACACGGTGTAGCCGTTGCTCGGTGAAACATTGTGCTTAACACTGTCGATAAAATACTTGCCGTTAAGCTTTCCAAAGCCTGTTAATTTGATATTTGCAGTAGCAATAAGTTTAGGGTCTGGCATTGTAGTGAACGATATTGTCGTTGCCTGCTCATTTGAATTATTTACAGCCGCATAAGCCTTTTTTAATGCATCGGCTTTGTTGCTTGCTTCGCCCTGAACAGTCAACCACCTGCTGCCTTTACCTACTTTTACACTTATCGTCTTATTTGTTTTCGGGTTAGTGTATGAATATTTTGCACCAGTGTAAGTACCGGCAACAGTCGTATTAAAATTCCACCCGGAGACCTCTTTTTCATCAATCGTTTTTACGGCTTTTTTCTTTTCATATTTGCCTTTGGAATATATGACGAGTTTGGAAGAAAATATTTTTATGCCGTATGCGTATTCGTCGCATAACGATTTTAAAAACGAACCGTCTTCGGTCTTTTTCTGCTCAATATTTTTAATTTTCACAGTTCCACCGTCATAGACGAGTTTCATTTTGTATCTTTTTGCAATTTTACTTGCAATCTGCTTCAATGTCACATTTTTCCAAGTCTTTGTTCGCTTCTTAGTAGAAAAGGAACTGTTGGCAGGCTTCGATACCATATTGATTTGACATTCAAGTGGTCTGCCTGAAACTGAAAAATCATCAATAACAAATTTGCCACAATTTAGCGTTTTTTTATCTTTATCTTTTTTCCAGTTATATGTATTGATTTTCAGTTGATACTTTTCGCCCTTTTTTGGCAACCAATCGTTTAAAAACTTTTTATTTGCGTTACACAAAGTGATTGAAGCACTGTCGCTTTGACCACTCGCAATGTCTGTATATTCGAGTGTTTCGCAGTAATCGGTCATAAAACGGTCTTTTTTTGAAGTCTTACCGAGTTTCTTTATGCTCACGGTTGATTTTCTCGGTTTACTCATCGTCGTCATTCCTCCAATCAGGGTAACTGTCGTCATCTTCGTCTTCAATCAAAGAAAGTGCCGGAGTAGAAAGAACTACCCCGGCAGAAAAAATACAATTATCAAGTTTTGACAAATTGTTTGCCATAAGGACATCAACATATTTTTCGTCGCCGTATACTTTTTTGGAAATAATATCCCAAGTATCGCCGAGAACGGTTTGGTAAGTTGAATTTTCCATTTCAACACTCCTTATAGCTTGACTCTATCTTTAGTCTTTAAATATTTAGCCATCATTTTGTTAAATTCAGCTTGGCTCATTTTCAACGCATCATTAACATCGTTTTTATTGGCATTGCCCTGAATTATAATCTGTGGTGAATAAACAATAGTCGGCGGGTTATCACCGTTGCCGTCGTTGTTATTTCCCTGATTATTATTTTCAAGTTTATTCGCGAGTTCAACAATTCTGCTACCCATTGATGAAAAATTAGGATTCATCACATTAGCAAGATTATTCCACAAGCTGTTAAGCGGTAGTATAGCTTCTGCGCCTGCTTCGCCTACAAGATGATTTGCACCGTTAACCGACGGAATAACAGTCGGCTTTGTGAATACACCGCCTGCTGCGTGCGCTGCCTGAATTGTCGGAATAATTGTTGACCGAGAGAATATGCCACCACTTGCGTGAGGCTTTGCTTTCTTTCCATCTCCGCTATGTGGCACCGACACATTAGTTTTGATTTTTCCTGAAAAGATATTTTTTATTGCTCGGAAAATTTTTGTTGCGGCAGTAATTAGTGATGTTTTTGCTGCAAGAATTCCGTTTTTTATACCTTCAAGAATACTCTTACCAATGGTATGCCAATTAAAATTATGAATAATCTCAATCAGTTTATCAATTATACCGTGAAAACCTAACGATAATTGAGGGAAACCATTTTTAATTCCGCTAATTAGACCTTTCACTAACGAAATACCACCTTTGGCAAGCTGACCTATACCTTGAACAGTCAAAATATTAAAAATAAAATCAATAATTGTGCCGATATTTTGAAATATCAAAGGAATTGACTGAATTATTCCTTTAATTAAACCGATAATAATTTTTATTCCGGCTTCTAAAAACATAGGAAAATTATCATTGAATATTGACATCATCTGAATAATAACATTAACAATTTCAGGTATTAGCTCAGGTGCTTTATCAGCAATACCGTTTGCAAGTGCAAGAAGTAATTTACAGCCAAGTTGCAACAGCATTGGTAACATTGTAGATGCACCGTCAATTAAATATTCAATTATCTGCATAACCGAATTTACTATTTCATCAGAGCTGTCAAGCATTCCCTTAATAAGATTCGTAAGCAAGTCTGTGCCTGCCTTGATAAGGCTTGGTGATTGTTTTACAATGTAGTTAAGTATTTTACTAAATACATTACCAAATTCACCTACAAGTCCATCTAAACCGTTTGATTTAAAAGCGTCTGTTAAATCACCTACACATTCAGTTGCAAGTTGAACGCCGTCTCTTAAACCGCCGCCGACACTTTGCTCAAATTCAATGCCAAGGCCTTGTAGCGCACTTGTAAGTAATGTAATGTCTCCTTCAAGATTGTCAAGCTGCGTTTTATACATTTGGTCGCAAGCGCCTGCGCTGTTTGCGATTTTTTGTTCAAGTTCATCAAACGAATCACCACAAGACTGCATCATTGCTCTTGCAGATTTTAAATCTCGCTTGTTGAATATTGTTGCAAAAACGCTGTCTACCTGCTGCTGTGACATACCTGCCATACCTTTTTGCATATCAACGAAAATGTCGTTAATAGAACGCATTTTGCCATTTGCATCGTAAACAGATACACCAAGCTTTTCAAGCTGAGCTGCCGCTTTGTCAGTCGGTGCTGTAAGCGACAAAATCATATTACGAAGAGCTGTACCACCTTCAGCGCCCTTAATACCGCTGTTAGCTAATATACCGAGTGCCGTGTTAAGTTCTGCAGTGCCACCAGCCATATTAGCGGCTGTACCACCAACAGTAAGTATAGCTTCGCCAAGCATTGAAACATTAGTGTTTGTCAATGTTGCACTTTTCGCGAGTTGGTCTGAAAACGAGGCCAAGTTTTGTTCTGTTGGTTTTAGATTTAAAGCTGACATTGCATCGGTTACCATATCGGAAGCTGATGCCAAGTCCATAGCGCCTGCACCGGCAAGCTTGAGTGTATAAGGAAGTGCTGTAGCCGCTTGGTCGGCATTATATCCGGCAAGAGCCAAATAGTTTAAACCTTCAGCCGCCTCAGAAGCGGTGAATGCTGTTGATTCACCCATTTCCTTGGCGGCATTTTCAAGTGTTTGGTATGCCTCAGTTTGCTTGTCAATCCCCATTGTCGCAGCAACTTGCGACATTGATGTTTCAAATTCCTTGCCGGTCTTAATTGCAGCAGCCGCTACACCTGCAACAGCCGTTGATATAGCGCCGACTGCAACAGCCGAAGCTTTCGCCACACTCTTGATTTTCGAGCCTACTGATTGAATAGTAGAGCCAAACGATTTGTCAACTTTGCCGGCGATTTTAATAGCCAGCTTCATTTCTTTACTTTCGCTGCTCATCTAATATCCTTTCGAGTTCCTCGGCGATTTCAAGCACATCAAAAAAAGACAAGCCCGACATAAAATAGTCAAAACTTGTCTTTAGTGTCATTGATAAACTTATCGCCAATCGACGAAAAGACTCAATTTCTTCTCCAACGCCAATTAGTCCTCGGCGAGCATAAAATTTGAAACTGTGCTTTTAAGCTTATTTGAGTCCTTTGCATCTAAACCTGTGAAAAATTCAATAGGAATGCCTGTCACCTTGGCTGACATTAACTGTGCATAATCGAGTGACATTTCCTGAAGCGCAATAATGCCCTTCTTTATACACTCACGCTCAATTTCAATCATCATCTGACCAGTAATGTTTTCGAGAGGTGACAAATCTACTGAATCATAAGTTTTACCCTCAAAAACATAAGGCTTATGAAATTCAAGAACAAGGCTTTGCTCTTCTTTAACATCGTTTACAACAACATTTTTTGCATTTGCAATGTTTTTCTTTTCTTCTGACATTTTTATTTCTCCTTATAAATAATTTGATTAACATTGTGAATTGATTTCAGCCATAAGGTCATTGCCGTTGATTACACAAACGCTGTTAAGCTTATCAATTTCAATTCGCTTTTGACCGTTAAATTCGTGAAGATAGTAATTAAGAGACAATGTAAATGACGGATTGCCTAAGCCTGCTTGTTTAAGCGAACCAAGCTTTATTTTTTTAACGATTCCGCCAAGAACAACTCTTACAGGTACATTTTTGATTGTACCTGTTGCTGAATCGGTAACTTGCTGACTGCCTCTTAAGGTCATTGAAACATTTTGACCGTTTATAAGCGAGTTAAAGAAATCGTCGTCAGCATTGATAAACGGAATTTCCTGTTCAATCTCATCAGTATGACCTACGGCGACTGCACCAACGGTACCCATTAAGCCTGCTGCCTCAATGCTTTCGCTCTTAAACTCGAACTCAGGAAGTGTTACCTCGGCAGTTACACCTACTCTTTTCACACCGTTTTGGTAAGCGTTGAACATATTAAGTACATTAGTTCTATCCATAATATTAACCTCCTGTTAATGCGTTTTGAACAAGCGTTGGGTCAAACTCGAGCACGTTTTCAATATATTCCGCAGGTGTATATGGACTGAATTTCTGATGAAATTTAATCTTACCGTCAAGAATATTGGCAATAGGATTTTCTGCTTCATTAAATTCGAGCTTCATACCTGCGACAAGACCCTGTGCAACAAGGCTGTTGCCTCGTAAATTTTCCGCATCGACAAGGCTCTCAATAAGCTTGTAATTGGTATTGTCGTCCACCTTATCGAAATAAGTTTTTATAAATGTGTTACCCTGCCAGTTGAACATTCTTCTCACTGAAATCCAACGGTCCTTAGGGTCGGTATTACTCGGATAACAAGAAGTGTTGTTACCCCAAACTCGCCAGCTGCCGTTAATAGGAATAGCTGTAACTATGCCCTGTGAGTTAAGTGCATTTGCCTGGTTTTCGTCAAGAAGAACATCGCTTCCGTCGTCAAGACAAGCGCCCTGAACAGGCATTGTTTTGTTTGACGGTGAAAGAGCCGGAATATCTGAATTTTTGCTATCCATGTAACACATTTCTGCCGCAAGCACCGTTGAATAATGCATAATGTTACCGGCATACTTAACCTTTGGCCATACTGAAATAGCGTATTCGCTTGTGAAACCGTTTGATGTTTTAATTTCTGCAACATCTGTGTATTTCTTTGCCGAAGTTGCGCTAATGTCAAGAATGCACATAAGCTTGTAACGGCTGTTAAGCTCTACGCACTTAGCCTGCATAACAGCACCGATGGCAGGAAGTTTTGAATAACCCGGTGCAATGAGAATGCCCGGTGTCATTCCGAATTTCGGGTCAACTTGTCTTAAGAGTTCGATACCGGTTTCCTTGCCGGTTGAGGCATCAACACCGCCGATAATATCTTCAGCTTTAACAGCAGTTGGGTCAATTTTGTTACCGCTTACACTAAGTTTTGTGTTACTGCCAACACTCTGCTTACCCGCTGCTGTAAGAGAAATGACAACATTACCGTCTGAATCAAATTCAGCAAGATAATGAGTTGTTGCTGTGAGTTTTGCAGAACTTGAACCTGTAACTGTAACATTAAGGCTATCGAGCAACATTCCCTTTTCGGTCATTACTGCCTGACCATCTGTAATTTTGCATTCGACTGCAGAAACTGTTTTTTTGTGTTTTTCTGGGTCAAGAACATTAACGAAAATAATCGGTGCGTTATTTCTCATTTTGAAATTTGCATCCATACTTTCGCAAAGCGTATAGTTGGCATAGTCTGAACTGTAGCCGAGTGCTTCAACTGCTTCGGCAAAACTGTAAGCAATGATGAGCTTATTAACTGCCGATGCAGGGTCAGCGAGTAAGTTAATCGGTGCAGTACCGACAACAACCTGCAAACCTGCTGTACTTTCAACCGGAGTTGCAAGACTTGTAGCCTGTTCTTGAACTCTCATACCGTGATTGTATGACATTTAGTTTTCCTCCTGATTTGAATTAAAAAAAGACTTAACTTTGCGATAAAATGCATAAGTTGAGCCTTTTTTATTTGAAATATTGTTAAGTGAAGTAGCAATTTCGGACAAAGGAACAATAAGTTCATTAACAGGCGGACACTGTTCAATAGCTATAACAAGATTTTGAGGTAAGCCATTATTAAAAACAGTTCCTGTTGCAACAACATTTTTAATTGTCGGACCGAGATAAATTACAACTTCATTAGATTTTGATTTAGCCATTAGCAATAATCATCCTCTCTTGTGTAACTCGGAACAGCGAATGTCAACTCAACACCACCAAAAAAATACGGAAAAGTTTCCGTATCCCCGACAGTCCAGTCGACATCGCCGATTCGATAATATTTATTAAAAGTTGGGTTAACAGTGAATTCTTCTATAACTCTTTGAATTGTGATAAGCACATCATCAGTGCCAACATAGTTTTCATCATCATTGAAAATGCAGATAAGAATAAGAACCTTAATATCCTGCACACCTCTGCCGGTTTCTTCGTGGTGTTTACCCGAATCAAGCCTGATGACAATATAAGGTGCAAGCGCATCTTCATCATTTGCCATTAGCATAGGTGTGTCATTTTTGTAAATGCTGAATTTTGCAGGCTTGCCGTCGCTACCGGTCAGCCGAAAATTTTTAAATAACTTTTCAAGTTCATTTTTTAAATCGTCTTGAAATTCTCTAATCGTTATCATTCATAACCTCCCAGCACTTTTTCAATATGCCTGTCAATTTGTTTTTGCAAATATTCATTTATTTTTGGTTCAACTATTCCATAAACACGCTTTTCATTGCCGAGCATAATCGGAATACTATTCGAATAAAGTATTTTAATAGGTAATCTTGGCTTGCCGATTCTTTGAGCAATAGAAGCGTGACCGTTTGCGAATTTTATTACGAAAGCCTTTATACCGTTTTTTTCAAGTGATTTTAGACCACCTCTTTGCAAAACTCTTGCTTTAGTCATTTTTTTGCCTTTTGAATAACGATATTTAATAAGCTCAATTGGTTTGCCTTTACTTTCAATAACAGCTTCAAGATTACTATAATTAGCTTTACGGATTAACATAGATTTGTTAAACCCTTTGCTTGTGTTAACAGTATATTTTTTTTGAGCTTCTTTAGCCATTTCTCTTCTTGCCCAAGCAGCTGTGTCGTTTATTGATTTTGCAAGAACTTTAGGAGTTTTACTCTTTAAGTCACCGAGCTTTTTTTCAACATATCGGTAACTATCGTCCAATTCGAGTGTTACCAGTTGAATTCACCTCCAAAGTAATAGAATAGATTCCGGCTTCGGACACGGCATCTATAACAATATATTTTTTGCCGTCAACATCAAGAAGACCGTTAATTCTCGGTAATTCGCCGAAATCTGAAGACTTCACATATATTAAAATGTGACGAACAAAAACGCCGTCACCCTTGCCGACATATTTAATTTCGCGGTCAGCTGCCTCGTTATCATCAATAAGGCAGTTCATAGGCTTTCCGCCGATTGTATGCATTTCTGAAAATTCATCAATATTCAAAAATGTGTTGATGTCTTTTTGAAGCTGGCTTTTAAAACTATTCATATTTTTAAATCATCCTGTACTTTCAGTTTAATACCTTTTAGGCACTCTGCCTTCAAGATTTATTTCAAATTCACTGTTAATTGAATTAACTTCGACACCCGGATGAGCACAAACCCTCTTTGCTTTAGGCAAAGTATCAATCGGAAGTTCGTCAAGCCATTTTGCCGAGCCTGCGTTTATCCACGCATCAACATACTCGTCATCATATGGCAACTTTTCTCCCGGTTGATAGTATTTGTTCTTATGCAGGATGTCTTTTTGAGCAATTAAATACATCAGCCTTTAAGCTTAACCTTAATAAGCTTTGCCTCAGCGGTTACGCTTTCGGCAGCATAACCAACAAGAAGATTACTTGTTGCCGTATCTGTAATGCCTGTACCGTCAAAATAAACGGCATCACCGATTGTGATTGCCGCTGTACCTGTTTTCGCAATTTCGAAAACGCCCTCAACGGCAATCGCACCTGTTGCGTTTGGTGCAATTGTTTCTTCAACAATGCCGATGCAGGACTGCAATTTTACAATGCTACCTGCTGCAAGCGGTGAACTTGTTGTGTTTGTATAGTCGAGAGATTCGCCCCTCTGCCAATATGTAGCTGTAGCCATTTATACAACCTCCTTATTAAAGTTTAACGCCGTTGTTACGGACAGCCTCACGATGGTCCATATAAGCAACACCCCAGTCGAGATAAATATCCCAAACAAGGCCAAGTGTACCTGATTTCTCAGAAAGTCGAATTTCAGGTGTTTCATTACCATTAAGGAAATCGACTTCAACAAAATTACCGTCACCGACGATAAACCAAGGGCAAGCATTTGAACCGGCGAGGGCGTTAAGTGTAGCATCTTCGATAATATCAATACTTGCTTCCATTTCAGAAAGTGGGTTAAATGCCTGAGTGTTGCCGGCAGTATTAATTGTCTGTGAATGGAAGATTTGTTTTAGAGTCATACCGTAACCGATAGGAACAACGATAGCCTTTGGCTGAATAAGACAAGGTTCGCCAAACTCATCTTTCTGTAACTGAAGAAGTTTGAGACCGGCTTGGATAGATTCAAATGTTGGCGCAGTGCCGGAAGTGATAACATTGCCGTGCTTTGCATCAAATATTTTAATGCCGTCAGGCATAGCAATATTGTTGTGAATTCCTGCATAAACCTGCTTATTTATCGTTTTGTCGGCAGCCATTGCATATCGCTGTGGAATTGTTGTAACAAAGCCGATATCATCATTAATAAACGCTTGTCTTGTCATAGTGAACTGACGGCCAAAAGTTTTGAGCTGACGGGTTGGTCTTTTAGCATCTGTCGGAACATCTGCTTTGAGTTCGCCACCTTCAGTCACTTCAAGAAATTCTCCGGCAGTACCGGCAACCCAGTAGTTATCATTTTTCTTAAAGTCAGAGAGTGTGCCAATTTTTGCAATTCTTCTGTAAGTGGTGTTTGCTCTTTTATGACCTTCTTGATATGACTTGTTAATTGTCTGCTCAACAATCGAAGGGAAAGCAGAAGTCGGGTTGAGATATCCACGCATCATATAACGATAGATTTCATCCGCACTCTTTAAGTGAAGATTTTTTTCGCTGCAGCCTTCCTTTTCCATACATTCAATTGCAAGACCCTTGAGTGACATTCCTCTAAGGTCTCTTGCACCGTCGGTTGGGTTTGAAAGTGAAATACCCGACCTTATCATAAGCGCATCAGATGCAGCACTTCTGAATTTGTCAGCTTCGGAAGCTTCACTTCTTACAGAGCCGCCGGTTTCAATACCTGTGCCGTTTGCCTGAATTTTGTTCAAGATTGCACTTCTTACACCGTCAACAGTTGTACCGTCATTGATGAACGGTGTCGGGTCAACATCAAAGCTTCTGCAAATAGCATTAATCTCAATGCATCTCTGTCTTTCTTTGCCTGCTGCAAGATTTCTTTGAGAATCGCCGCCGTTCTGCGCCGGTGCGCCGTCAGGCTCGTTATCTCGCTTTAATTCGTCTATTTGACTTTGCAAACCGTCAAAAGAACGCTGTTCGTCCTCATTAAGACTTCTGCCGTTTTCAGCTTTTGCTTTATCTACAATAGCCTGCTGCTTCTTAATGAGGGCATTAAGTTTTTCTTTCTTGTTCATCTTGTTCATATTTAACCTCCTATAATGAACATTTATTTTTATTTATTTTGATTTGCGCTTCTGCAAGTTCTTTTGAAAAGCCTGCATCAAACGCAACTTCAAAATCTCTTGAAACGCCGACGGTAGGGTCGGCTGGAACGGAAACGATTGAAATTTCAAACGGTTCCCATTGTCGTGCAATATAGCACGGACCGGCAAAGCGTTTATCTGCTGATACAGAGTTAGCGGCTACATTTTCAATGCTTTTTATTCTGTAACCTACAGATGTGCTTTGAAGCGTTTTATTTTTAACTTTCTCGTAAATTTCGTTAGATTTTTCGTCTTCGTCAAATCTGATTTCAGCAACTCCACGATTATCCTCAATCCACGCTTTGAGCACTTTTCCGATAACAATATCCCTGTTGTGGTTAAAAAGAACACAACCGATTTCGTTCAGTCTTGTTAAATCGACTGCACCGTCGGAGTGGTCGAGTATTTCGGTTTCGCCAAACCGTGTGTATGGCTCTTCCGAGCTAAAACTCAGTATTACCGTTCTTTTTTCTTCGTTTATTTCGCGCAGTTTAAACGGCAACGAGCGTGTGCCTATGCTTCTGTTTTTATTTTCTGCCATAAAGTATTCCTCCTATATCAATTCCGGCATCTTCGCCGTATTTGTTAATTTCGGCTATTTCGTCAACAGTCTCTTTCCAATCCTTACCCTTTTCAGCACAAAGTTCTGCAAAGGTTTTCTGCATAGTAGAAAGTGCAATTTTATCTGCGTTTGCTTCCTTAAGTGGGTCAATCCATTTCTTCGGCGACTTTACCCATTCATGTTTAAAATATTTGCTTTTATTGCTCCAAAAATCTGGAATAACAACAAGACCTGAAAGAACGCAAGAAATAACAAATGTTTCATAAATTTCATCCATAGCGTTATTAAGCTGTTCAATCTCTTCGTTATAAGTTTCGTCATCTTCGATAATTCCCTGACGAGCAGAAGAGTAATTTGATTTGCTCATATCACGAGATGTAGCCTCATAGCTTAGCCCTTGGCCTGCTGCAATCAATCTTTGCTGTATTGCAATAAAGGTTGATGCATCAGACGATTGACCGCTTGGATTAACAACTTGAATTTCATCACCAGCATTCAATTCGGTAATCATACCCGGTGCAAGTGTTTTTTCGTTGTAACTCATTAGATTACTGTTATTTGCTCCTGCTCTTCCAAAACCAGAGCCGGCCGTCGGCATAACTTTTTTTACAAAAACAGAAAGACAAGCGGCAATTCGCTCTTTAACCGACACAGCGGTCATAAATTCCGTAATATCACGAACTCTTGTAACTGACGGTGAAAGGTCGGAAATTTCACGAATTTGCGTTGGTCGTGTTTTGGTGAAATAGAAAATCACATTTTTTGCTTCAATGTATTTTGGCGGCAAAAGCGTAAAACCGTCCGCTGCAAACTGCCTGAACCAGTACCCAACAGGCTTGCTGTATGCATCAAATTCAATGCCGTCAACAACTCGGTTATCTTTGCTGTGTGGTGTTCTTTGCGAAATATCAAGGCTGTCAACTTCCATAAGCTGTAATTTTAAAGGAAGTAAGCCATCTTTGGTGAAGACTTTTACGAATAAAATACCGCCGTCAACTTTCTTTCTCACGGCGGCCATCCTTAGCATTTCTGTGAAATTTTGTGTACCTGTAATATCACAATTTCGGGCTTTGCACCATTCTTCCCAAAGTTCATTGAGTTCTTTGCAAAGTTCTTGATTTTCGGGTATTGTTATTTTCAATTTAAAGCCCGAACCGACAACATTGCGCTTAAAAGCTTTAATAACTCCGTTCATAATGTCGGAGTTTCTTTCAAGGTCTCTTGCCCTCGCTCTGACAATATCACGGTCCATACGGTCGGTAATTTGTGCATTTTGGTTAGTTACACGCCAATTACTTCGGTGAAAACTACCGGCATCGTAATTACTTCTCACTTCTTCAATAGCACCACGATAGGATAGTCGTGCATATCCACGCTGAGGACTAAAAAATGAAACTATTTTATCTACAACATTTTCCATTTAATCACCCCACTTCAAACGCTTCTTTAAGCGTTATTTCTATTGTGATTTTACACTCTTTCATTGCCGCCTGTTCAATAATGTTTTCTATGGCTTTGTCAAAATTATCTTTTGGTAAATTAACTGTTACTTTATTATTCATTTAATCACCTGCCTTCGAATATTCCGACATATGTATTGTCGAAAAGAGGACTGCCACTCGATTGATTAGCTCTTGATTCGAGTTCTTTTTTCAGCGCTACAAGGTCAGCTAAGTCTGCCCTTACAAGCGACCTGCTGCCTATTTTATAGCTTTGACCACCTGTGGTAATAGCTTTAATTGCATAGTTAACATATTTAAGCATTTGTTCGTCGGTAATACCGTTTTCCTCAAACACTTCTTTAATTTCACTCATTCGTCAACCACCCTTCGTTCACATTTATCCAATTTTCTTCATTATGACTTTGTGATTTAGCCTGTGTTTCCTGCGGCATTTCCAAAGTATCAAGGTGTAATGTTCGTACACCTCTTATGTCAGCAGCGGCAAGTGCATACTTTTCGCAGTCGCCGTAATGGTTGTCTGCATGTGATTTTTTTAATTGCCATTTTTCAACAATTCTGCCGCCTGCCGTTTTGATTTTCATTTTCTGCTCAGCAGTAACTTGTTCTGCATATTCTCGGTCACAGCCTTTATACACCATCCAAGAACCACGACCGTTAGGTTTGTTCATTCTTGAATAAATCATATCCATATATTTGCCACCGTCAACAATGACAAGTTGCATACCGTTTGCCTTACTCGTAACACGGTTGATTTTACTAATTTTAAAATGTGACATAAGAGGATGCGAAGAGCCTTTGACCGGGTAAGCCCAGTCAGAATTGCAGGCGCAAAAATCATAAACTGCATCAGTATTGTCGCCGGAGTCAATCAGTGCTATCTGAACAATTCTCCTCTCACCTGATTCGGTTAGGTATTCACGGTTCATAATTTCCTCAATGTCGTTAAAACTCAATGCTTGGCCGTGTGCAACATTTTGTGAAGTGATATAATCACCAAAGGCGCGTATAGTCCAATAAAGCGAACTTTCCTGAACATCGACACCGGCGGTAAGGAGCTTACACCAGTCGGGAACGATAAACTCTTCAAGTTCAGTCTGTCTTTCAAGAACCAAATCGGCATTACTTTTAATCTTTGTATCTTCCCACGGTTCAGCAAGCCAAGAATTAACAAAGTTTTGAAAGGTTTCGCTGTCCTCTTTAGTCAGCACAAATTCTTTCGCTATGGACGAAAACCTCACGAATGGTGAATATAAAGTATTCATCCAAAACGCTATATTTTTTGGAAATTCCGTTTTCTTTTCAACTGTTTTCCACTTACCGGCTCTTAACATTTGAGGTTTATGTGCATCGGTAATTACCGAGCCACATTCTTGGCAAACATAAAATGCTCGCTCAGTTCTGTCGACAATAGGGATATTTTTGTCATCGCTCCATTTAATTTGGCTGAATTTCAGCTCAATCATTTTACCGCAATGAGGACACGGAACAAAGTAGTGCCTTTCCTCGTCGGCTTTTTCGAGTTCTTGCCATATGTGACCGGTTTTTAAAGTTGGTGTAGAAGTAATAAATATCTTGCTGTCAGGGAATGTTTTTGTTCTTTCCGTCGCAAGCTTAATCGGGTCAGCTTCTTTTTTTGCGTTAGTCGGGTATTTATCTACCTCATCTAAAAACAGAAATTTAATAGGTTTAGAAGATATGCCTGTCGGCGAATTTGCACCTGTCAAGCTTAAATACATATTATCAAACTGTAATTCAAGAAGTTCCGACTCATTATCTTTAAAATGCTTTTCAAGCTGAGGTGAAATTCTAAGCATCGGCTGTAATCTGTTTTCTGAGACAGACCTTGCTAAATCCTCGGTGGGATAAACAATCATTGACGGTGCGGCATTTTGCGCAACAACATAACCAATCATATTATGCAACGCTTCCGTTCCACCAACCTGCGTAGGCTTTACGAAAATTATTTTTTCTGTTGTTGGAACACTAAATTCATCCATAATTCCTATAAGATATGGTGTCATTGAATTATGCCACGGTCCGGGCATTGCAGCCGTCTTTGAATCAAGAACTCTAAACTTTTCTGCCCATTGAGAAACAGTCAAGTCTTCAGGCGGTAAAAGCTCGGCAAGGCATTTTTTTATATATGATGATGTTTTATATTTTGAAATTTGTCTTTTTCTCATTTGTTATCCGAATATGATGCAACGACAAAACTTGTCAGTTGGTTCTTAATATCCTTATCAATTTCAGCTTCTATGGTACGAATTTGCAAAGGGTCAATATATCCGTTAAGCTGAGCAGCTATTCTCGGTGAAATACCGAGGGCAAACTTTTTAAACACATTAAAAAAACGGTGATAATCTTGTTCAACATTTGTCTTGTCAAGATATTCACCGTCTGCTATTTTTGCTTTTATTTTGTGTAACTCAATTTGACTGTTTTTAAGTTCAATATCGCTTTTAAGTTTTGCTTTTTGCAATTCAAGCATATCTTCGCTTTTTTTGCCGCCTTTTGATACCGTTTCACGAAGATATGTTATATAATTTCTCACGGTAGAAATCAGTTCATATTGATTTCCGTCCGTGGTTTTGGTTGCCGTTATAACACCGTCTTTAGTAAGCTGTTGAATTCTGCGTTTTGAAAGTCCGAGAAGGTCGGCAATTTCTTCTGTGGTTTTATAGCCTTGCTTTTTCCTTGCCACGAAATTGCCTCCTTAATTTTGATTATTTATTTTGTTAGCTTGGCTTATTCATTTTAAAGTCTTTTATTTTGCATTTTTATCTTAGAATTTACTAATGCGAAGCGAAATGCCTTTTTCAAAAAAATTTCATATCCGTTTTTTCTTCGGGCCTTCCTCGCCCCGCGAACCCCGGTACCGTAGGAAGTACCTACGATTCCCGAAGTCTCTCGCGCCAACCGGCAGACATTATATTACACCTACTCGGTTTGAGTTTCTGCCACGGCTGCACTGATATTATAAGAACGGTACGCTCGAGGTGTTGTATCGTTCACATAATTGATAAGAAAATAGACCACTACTGTTACGCAGTGGTCTATTGAAAGGAGAATAGTTTATCTGTCCTAATAAACTACAATACTATTATAGCGACTAACGAATGCCTAATGGTGACTAATTGTCGAGCTTATCAATAATTCGTAAGAATTTTTCGTAATCGACCTGCTCATCTTTAAAGACCTCAACATACTTACGAGACTTTTTTAATTCGTCGCCACTGAACATTTCGCCCAATGCATTATATAATCTTTCATATTGTGCGATATTTAACAGCCGTTTTATTGCAACTTTGTTTTGCATATCAACAATGGCTTTTTTATATTCATCAGTCATATACCTTAGCCTCGACATCTTTTGCATTTATCAATAAATACTTAACGCCGTTTGAAGTAACTTCATCACCCCTGTAACCTGCAACGATTATTTTGTCGCCTGCATTAAATAAACCTTTTTCAATATCATTGCTGACTGCAACAACGGTATAGATTTTACATTCTTTTTTAATCGGGTTAACGAGTAATAAGCCTGCTGCCGTTTCGTTTATTTCGGGGTCAGCATAAACAAGTAATTGCTGACTAATCGGTCTTATTTTCATAATTCACCTCGTAATATTCGTTAATGATAGCCATAGAATTTTCATTATCGATAATCATATCTATTGCTTTCAGAGTATGATAAGTAACCGTGCTTACATATGACCAATACATTTCTTTACAAATGTCATCATTTGAAAGGTTATCAATATATTTGCTTTCGATAACATTTCTTTCAATTGAATCAAGAGGAATAGCTTTCAGCACAATAAGAGCATCTGACAAGGCTTTATATTTGTTTTGGATTTCAGTGTCGATTTGTTCAATCACATCTTCTTTTCTATACAAATATGCAGCAGCGCCGTCACTTACCTTTGAGCCTTTGGGCGTAGCTGAATACTGAACGCCGTTAATAGGCTCGTTTTCATCTTCTTGCAATTCTTTCAAGCGTTTAGTAAGTTGTGCTATTCTTCGCTTAATTATTTTGTATCTCGACAAATAGTCTCTCACTCTTTGCCTTTGAACATTTCTTTCGTCAGTAGTAGTCATATGTTAACTCCTTTATTCGGTCAGTTCTTTAAAATAATACGGTTTCGTTTTAACAAATTTAATCATACCGAGTTTGTTTGCTTTATCGTCCCAGTCACGGACGGTAACACCTCTTCGAGTAAGTTCTCGTAGAAGGTTATTCATTCCGCCGACGAGTTCTTCAACGGTTGCACCGGCAAGTTCGTTTACAGCCTGTTTATTTTTTCTTTTTTGAAACTGATTTTTTCTCTTTGACATATTTTATCTCCTGCCTGCACAAATCATATTTGTATAGCAAATTTTCATATTTAACATGAATTCTGACTGTTTTTGCAATATACTTTTTCATTTTCTGCATCAGCTTACAGTTTTCTTTAAGATGACACTGATTGCATACTGCTACGGTAATATCGCAAGTGCTGTTTATCTTTTTACCGATTTTTTCACCTTTGTAGGAATAAAGATAAAAGCAGGTATGATAATAGGCAAAACAGAGACTATAAAAGAAAAGTTTTATGTAATACTTAAGCATCGTTTAAAATCGCTCCAATCTATTGCCTGTCCGCATTTATAACAGCAATCGCATATCCTACTTATAAGTTCGTTACAACAAGGGCAACGATAAACTGTTGTGCCTTTTCCAAAAAAACCATTGCCTACTTTGATTTTGGGAACTTCGACTTTGTGAGCTGTTGGCTTTTTCGGTATCTGCTTTTCAAGAGCAGAAATCGCTAATATTTCTGCCTGCTGAATTTTATCCGAAAGCCCGAATTGCTCTTTTCTTCTAACAAAATAGTCTAATGCTTCTTGTGTTGTCATTCTTCTACCTCACTCCTCTCTAATATTTAACATCTTTGTGACCAAAATACAGCCACCACCGTTTTACATTGCCATTTATCGCTGTTACCTTTAATTCCTTAATTTTTTTGTTATTACTTTGATAAGTTTTAATCTGTTCTTTTACTAAAGTATCGCTCTTTAGTTCAGGATAAATAGAAACTAACTGTATATAGCTATCAGGCTTTACCTCTGTAAAAACATCTTTTTCGTGTTTTTGATAGGTCGTTACTGCGGTTTCAATTTGCTGTTCAATTTTTGTATTTTCCTGTTCATACATTGCAATCTTTTGGTCAATAACGCTCAAATTTGAAATTTGAATGGCTAAAGAAATCGCTACAATAACACCAATAACAAGTGGTATTATGCCAAAAATACAGAAAAGCCAACAATCAGAATTTGTTTTTTCATCAATAAACCACGAAGCAACACACCATATTAACAAAAACACTAAAATAACAATAATCATTTAATATCACTCCAATCTAAATCCTGTCCACAATCGGGGCAAATTCCTAATTGCGCTTTTCTTCTAATAAAATAGTCTAATGCTTCTTGCGCTGTCATTCTGACACCTCCCGAAGTATGTATTTCTCATCTTTGGTCTTGTAAGGTTTGTTTTTTTCGCTACAGTTACGAGAAAAAAGAAAAGGGCAGATAAGTTTGCCATGAGGTTTGCAATATTTATGCTTTTTCTGCCATTTCTCACAAAACTCACCATTAGTCATAGCCCTAAACTTATGCTTAGGTTTATCCTTAGACTTTAACAAGTCCTCTATAACAACTTTGTGCTTTAAGTCTTGTTCAAGTACATACTTAATCATCAGTGCATTCGCTTGAGAATTAACGATAAGCTTTAATTCTCCGTTTTCAAAAATGCCATAGTCGCTTACGACTGCCTTTACTTCGTATTTAGTCATTTGGTTTCACCTCCAAGCAAAATTTGCCCTGTCTTATAAGCTTGATATAAAGTTTTCTTCCCGTCTGTGAGATAAGGCAAAAAGATTTCATCAGCTTTAACATTGCCGGATTCAATAAAAGCCATTTGTGCAAATATCCAATCTCGAATATTCCGCCAAGCTGTTTTTTCGGCTTGTTCTATATCAACTTTGACTTTTTGTTCCTTAAAAACAGCTAACACACCGTCAATATTTGCCGGTAAAATAAAGGCTTGTGATTGATCATCATTCACGAGTTTAAATGCTATTCCTGTCGGTTTACCATTTTCGTTATAATCAATCATAATTTGTCTTGCACCATTTTTTGCAAGCACTCCTTGTATTTCTCCGATTGACTGATAACAGTCAATCTTTGTCGTGTAATTTTTGATTGGCAATTTGATTCAACTCCTTTGGCCTCGCTTCTGCTTCTTTTTTGGTACGAAAAACTTTCTTACCAATATCTGAGCCGTCATTCTTAAGACGATACGCACAAATGCCGTGCTTTTTATCGTCACACAGAGCCATACATAAATTATCTTCTTTCGCACAATGACATCTTATGTCGGGTTCATCTAAAATCATTCTTTGCGGTATGTTTTCTCTATTTAAAACATAAATTTCTTTTCCAACCTTACAAGGCAATTCAATAATTAGTGATTTATCCTTAAAATGTAAACAATGTTTTTCAACATCATCACACTTCTTATACATAATAGATGATATACTTACTTTGCCTTTTATAAAAGGCAGAAAATCAATGCTGTTTATTCTTCTATGACATACATCATAATGATAACAATCTTTACAAGTCATTTTTCATCACCTCATTTCAGATATTCAGGTGTTTCAAAGCTCATTTGCAATGGGTTGTCGCCGACCCACCACATCATTACATCTTCGGGGCTATTCCAACTGTTATTATCAAGCCCTGCTGCTTCTCTTGCCTTTAGCATTCGCCTGAATGCTCTCAAATAATTATCTCTGTACTTTGGATAACGGATAAAATCTGCTTTCATACCTTTGCCGTTTTGCATAGGGCAACCGATACATCCAATACGCTTCATTCCGCATTGATATAATGGATTTGACTTACATCCATAGTGATGCAGAAATTCCCACACATCTTCATTGGTCCAATCAATGATAGGATTGACAAGCGTTGAGGTTGTCCTATAACACTGCTCAACCATTCGGCGATTTTCGTCATTATCAGTGTTAAGAATTATTCCGCCTTTCGGGGTCTGTTCATAATCGGCTTGTAATTCTTCAGCAAGTGTTGCTGTCTTTTTAGACTTGCCGATTATTCTCACAAGACCGCTGTTCTGTTTTCTGTTTATGCTTTCCGCCCAACGAACACCTGTTACCTTAACTCGACCTTTTCCACCTTTTTCTTTCAGTTCATCACAACAATAACGGATTAACCTTGTAGGTGGAAATTTCTTTTTTTCAATTAACTGCCACATTGAATACTTAGGCATTTCAATGTGAACATTCGGTATTGATTTGATATATCTGACTGTTTCAGGTGCGTCAACGGTTGTAAGGTTATGTACTATATCGTGTTTTACTCCTGCAAGGTCAGCAAGAATACGAATGCAGTCGCTGTCTTTTCCGCCGCTGTAACACAAATAATACGGCTCGTCCACAGGCTCAAACGCTTTTAAGCGTTCTATTGCCGTGTTTATTTTTGTTTGTAATTCGCTCATATCATCACCTCACCCTGCTGCTACTGCGTTAAATTATTTCATATTGTTGACCGATGTCTGCACTGCCGTGGCAAGAGGTGAATAAGCCAAAGTGCTATTTAACTATTTAATAATTTTGTTTTTCCTTGCTTGTACAAAATGTTATTCACATTGCTTTAGCAGATGCAGCACATCGCTTTTGTTTATATGTTTTCTATATTTTTCGCAGTTGACTGCAAAACGCCGATTATTGTCGGCTTAAGCTTGCCGACAGTCTCGGTATCGGTTTGAGAAAGCTTGGAAAGCAGCTCAACAAGTGTATTGCTTGTGTCCTGAAATTCGTCGAAATAGACCTTAAGCATTGTGACCTGAGGATTAGCGCCGGTAACCTTTGCTTTTTTCTCAGCTTCATCAAGCTTAGCTTCAATTGAAGTCTTTTGCCTTTGCAGCTTTTCGTTTTCCTGCTGCAAGGAATTGATTTTATCGGCGCTTTTCTTTTCAGCTTCGTTTACAGCATTTTCGATTTTTTGGTTAACGCTGGCTTTTTCCTTTTTAAGTTTTTCTTTATATTTCCGCTCAATTTCAGAAACTTGCTTTTTAATTTCTTCTTCGTCAACAACTTTGGTTGTTGTTTCTGCTTCTTTTTGAGCGTTTGCCAATTCTTCGGTAAGTTCTTCGATTTTTGCTTTAAGAACCTCATTCTCTTTGCTTACCGTTTCATCAGGAATAACTTCATTTGTTGCCTGAGAAAGTTCCTCAAGCTGAAAAGTCAACTGTTCATTTTGCTTTTTATATTCGTCAACCTTTTCTTTAAGCTCTCTTACTGACAAACTTTCAACATTTTCTTCAGCGATAAATTCTTCACGCTCGTAAGAATCAATTTGGGAAATGAGTTCGAGTTTGGTGATACCGAGGGAAGAGTTTTCTTCGAGGTACTTTGGGCCGAGCTTTTCATATGTAGAAATATACGAGTAAGCTTGTCTTTGTTTTAGACCAACAGCTTTTTCGGCATATTCTTCAAATGTTTCATAACCAAGTTCTTTATAAAGCCGTTCATCCCTCATTGATTTAAGGTCTTTGCAAATTTCGAGGAGTGTGTTTTGCAACACCTGTCCGTTTGTCATAATTCTTGCGTGAGTATTAACCGCTTTATCTCTTAATGTTAATTCATTCATTATGCTACCTCTCTTTGTTTTATAAACTTATGCTTTATCAAATTTCTCTTATATACCTGCTGCCACTTTTCGATAAAGGCTTTAACATCATCAGGTGGCGAAGAGTTAAACTTCATTCTTGACTGTACAAGGTTGCCGTTAGTGTTCACCTCAATAGTGCAGTAAGGCTTATCAAGTTCATCATTTTTACGAAGACAAAACAAATATGTTTCACCTTTCATATAAGGCTTTGTGTATCTTTCGCCACCTACACAAATATTTTGAACTTGACCCTCAATGATAATTTCCTCTTTATTTTGAAACGGTCTGACTGTGAAATCATTATCCGAATAAACAAAATTATCATTAAGGAAAGGAAGTACATTTTGTTTTAAATTGTCTCGTAATTCCTTTTCGGCTTTTTCATTAGCAAGTTCAGTCATTCGTATATCGTATTTCATCATTTCGTCGTGCTTTTGCTTGAAATATCTTGGAAAAGCTGTTTTTGTTGTAATGTCAAAATTATATTTTTTAAGCCACGAGATATAGTCGTAATAATCTGTGTAATTAACATTTTTGTTAACTAAATATTCAATTATCTTTTTACTTGACCATTTTGTTATCAAATCTTTCAAATCATCGTGAGCATCTTTATAACGAAAAAAATTGGCTTTCGACCACACAAGCGATTCATCAGTTATATCAACATTGAATTTGTTGAGTTTAGCAATTTCGTGTATTGCGTTTTGATTATCTTTTACTGCTTTTAATTCAGTCTTGTTTTTCACTCTAAAAAATTTTTTCGTGTCTTTGGCCCTGTAATTTAGTTTTTCATAACCTTGACAAATTACATTTTTTATCGTTTCTGCAAAACCCTCTTTCATCAGTTTTTCACATAGCACCGGATGCTTACAGTAAAAATTCAGGTATCTGTGAATACCACAAGGGCTTGCATAATATAAATAAAAAAAGTTCTCAAATTGCGAATATTTAAATAATGAGCTTTGTTCAACTACATCTTCACCATAAATATAAGTCTCTGTACAACCTTTACCGGTTTGCTGGTTGTTCATTCCACTGTAATAAGTGAAATAAGTACTGAACCCTTTAGGGAACGACAATGTTTTGGGAATATTTGACATTTCATAAAAATCTATATTTTTGTTAGATTCGTCAAAATAATCATATGTCGAAAGATACCAATAACTATTATTACTTCTTTTGAAAGAGTGAACCTCACCGGGGCGAAAATAAATTCTGTAATGTTCTGAATAATCAGTTGTAACATTTTCGTAATTACGACTGTAATCACGCATTAAGCAAAATGTCCTAAGTAATACGGTGTCGTTACGAAGCTTTTGAAATACGCCTATATATCCAAATTCAACCATTTTGCTTCTACCTCTGCCGGCATCTTTTACAGTCACACTTTTGTGACATAAGGGGCAGGCGGTTTTTGTGTTATGTGGCATATAAGAATAATCTGTGTAACCTTCCGAGACTAAAAAGCCCTCAAAGTATCTGTTGTCAATCTCAAAACGCTTTTGGCAGCAAGTACAATACATCGTCCTGACCGGCTTTTTACATTCTTTAAACAAATAGCCTTCATTCAGAAACAAATCGTTGTCTACCTGCTGTTTGAATTTTTGCGTTAACGGTCGGGTCATTTTGAATAATTTATCTTTATCGAGCATTTGGACCACCTCATAACGCATCAAACAAATTGACTTTTTCTGTTGCATTCGACTGCAATTCTTCAAAACCGTAATATTCACAAACCCACGCCCAAAGGTCTTCATCGTCGCCGCCAACAAAAGAACCTGTACCCTGAATTTGAGTATTTCCGTTTTCTTTTGCGTGATTATAAATATTCATAATGCAGCCTTGAAGAGTTTTGCTCTTTTCAAGAAGCTTCTTAGCGTTGGCATCATTGATAAGCATTGTATCAATGATTCGTTGAACGACCTTGCTTGTAATATATGCATTGTTGATTTTCTCGGCTTCCTTGTCGATTTTATCAATAGCCTGCTTTACTAATTCAGTCATATTACTCAACCTCGCTTTCTTAAGGCCAAAAGAATTTTTGCAAGTTCATTGACCATTGTGTCGGGAATTAAAGATTTTGAACCCATAATTACAGCTGAAAGGTTTAAGCCTGTTTTGACAGCAAATATATTATTGCCGTTGACTTCAGTTCGCCAATACACTTCAAAATCTTCGTCATAAATCGGTGTGAAATAATATGCGTTAATAAAGTCAATTTCATCACCAAACAAAACCGGAACATATGTCACACCGTTAATGCAAAGAGATACTGTGCTAAGATTGCAAACTTCGTCATTTATTGTACAATCTGCATATAATGTATTTTCGTCTGTTATATTTTCGTAAGTAAATATTGTTTCATCAGCTTTTTTATTACTGATGTCAGCAACGCTTATCAGGTATTCTTCATTGTAAATCGGGTGACCGTACAATGGATATACAGTTAAACCGTCGCCAAGCAGTTGATATTCGGTTTCGCCGTCGGCATTGTGTTTTGTTACAATGCAAAATTTGCCGTGTTTTTTGCATATAGCAATAATTTTATTAAATTTCATAAACTATTCTCCTTAATTTTAAAATTAAATTGTTTTGTTGATTACATACAGCGAAAAAGTAATAAGTATTGCCGCTGTAATTAAAAAATATCGTGTATAAATTCTAAATTCTTTCATCCGTTTGTCTCCTTAATACTGATACCGTGAACAAAAAGCATCAGTTTTCTTTTAATTATGTAATCTTTCGTTTTCTTGCCCTTGCAATCTTCAACAATATGCTTATACGAGCCGTCTGCCTGCTGCTCATCGTAAACGAAATCAGCAATATATTTAACTGCTCTTTCGTTTCGATTTTCGCCCTGCTGTTTTTCTATGAGGACAAAAGGTACTTGAAATTGAAGATTTTTAACTGCTCCTACTCTTTCAAGGATTTTCAGTTGTTCAAGTCTGTTTGACTCTGCCAAGCTGTCACGCTTAATACCGTCAACAGTAATTTTTTGATTACCGTATTTATTACGCTTTGCCGGATGCGCGCCAATATACTCTTGGTACTGCTCTTCAGTCCAATGTAGGCTCATAACTCACAGTAAAGCAGATGCGCTTTTTTGCTGATGAAAGCTTCAAAGCCAACAATTACTTTTATATCTGATATTCTTACACGATATTCGCACTGTGGTTCAGAATCAGAGCGAATTCTTGCCACTTCAACAATTTGTTTTTCTTTTTTACTCATTGATTTTTCGATTCCGAGCAAACTCAAAGCTTTGCCATAAAGAGCTTTCAGCTGTTCAGTACCGATACCCTCAACAAGCATTATTTTTGTACCGGTATGTAAGCAAGCATCTGCTTCTGCGAATTTCATATTTAAGAAATCATCCTTTCTTGTTTTATCATCGTGTATGACTGATATTGATATGGTTGTCCGTCATTTGGATTGATATAATAACCGTTCTCAACCGTGTCTTTAACAATTAAATATCCTTTGTTAGCTTTAGGGTCAGGCTTCCACCCTGCCCTCTTTAATCGTCGACGGCGTATAACAGGCTGTGCAAGATTTCTTGAACACCGAACAAGGCCGCGTTTGTGTTTTTCAAAGCCTTCTGTGTCTTTAACGACTGTACCTCGCGAAAAATATGCACCGATAGTATGCCACGGCCTATCATCAAGAAACTCAATTTTTGGCGTTCCAAACTTCCATTTCGGAAAATCTTTGACATTTATACCTTCGGCGCTGTTACAAAGAATGTGAAAGTGAGGCCGAACATCTTCGAATTGAAAAGCGTACATATACTTCAATTCAGCATTTTGGCTTTGGTAATAATTACGAAGCTTCGCCCGGTAGTATTTCCATATGTTTTTACACTTTTGTATTACTTCATCTTTCGTTTCACCTTCAGGCAATCGCCCTCGGCCAAAAGTATAGGTAACAAATATATCGCCTTCACGAAAATTAGTATTAACGACTGCATCATAATAACGCTGTAATCGTCTGTCATTACAACGCTGCTGATGAACTGTTAATTCGCCTTTTTTATTTGTTCTGTTATAAACCACCTTGCCTTTACTATTCCAGCGAGCCGCAAAGTATTTATAAGTCATAACACAATTACCGCAGTCATACTCGACCTTCAACCACGGCATATATTCACCTCCCAATATTGAGGTGTGAGAAAAAAAGAAGCAAAAAAAGAGTTTTAATGTGGAAAAGTGGAAAATTATTAACGCTTGGAATATGGAAAAACAGGTTTTCCACATTCCTTCACTAATTTTCCACTTTACACACATTTCTACTACTACGAAAAGCAGACCTCGTTGTTTGATTTTAATATAGAAAAAACATTTATTTTTGAAATCTGAAATTATCCTAAAAATATTACTTCTAATCAAGAGGTCAAAGAGAGGTGAAACTCTCTTGTTTACTTGACTTTTTCTGCTTTTTGTGATAATATAAATAATAGGTTTTGTGGTAATTAACTTTATCACTTTTAAGGGCTTTGGCTTTTTGCTGAAGCTCTTATTTTTTTGCTCTCACACCACTGCAAAATTTACTGCATCCGACAACATTTCCTAAATCGTCAACAAACACTTCTTTGACATCATTGCAATGATGCTCTTTTGAATTCTTATTATTGCAAAGTTGGCAAAGCGAGTATTCATATCTTGTTTGCTTGAGAATATCGTCAAGCATTACAGTTTTATACAATTCATCAAACTGCTTTTGCTCAATTGCCTGCTGCAGTTGTCTTCGTTTTCTCTCGCACGCTTTAGCTTCAGCTTGGGCGTGTTTTTCTTTTTTATCTTCTATATAGCCATAAACAGCAAAAATTCCGATTATAAAAGCTAAAATTAAGCAAAGATTAAGAATTCTTGATTGAGTATATGTAAGTTGTATAATTATTAAATTCATTTTCTTTCCTCCGCCAAGACGATGCGTTGTTGCGTAAACTCGTTTAATGCAAAAATATTTACGAATGATTTCCCGCCTATTTTAATTAGTGGAAAACCGTTTTCGTTCATAAATTCACCTGCTGCTCTTACACTGCATCCGAAAACTTCTGCTAATTGTTCTCTGCTTACAAACATTTTTTTACATTCAATGCCATTTATTTCATTGACGAGCTCCTTGACCATTTTGAGCTTTTCTATTTCTTCATCAACATTACTGAAAATCATTTTTTCACCTCCCGAATTTACCAACCTTTAGCGAAACAGCAGGGCGCTGTCGCAATAAAGCATAAAATATATACGGAGTTTTCAAATCTTGCAAAAAAGTTATAAATAATTTGGTCTGACAGCTAAGGGTATATGATTTCACAAAAAGGCAGTTGATATTTATAATTTTTAAAAGGGGTAAAAATACCCTTATCCCTGCTGCTCCGCTAAAGGTTGGTATAATGTTAAATATTGATAATACCTTTTAAGCTTGTCTATCTAACATTTTTTAGCTATACTTAAATTACAGGTCTCTGCCAAGGCCGAGTAATTAAGAAAGGACTTTAAAAATGATAGATACTGATAATTTAAGAAACGCAGTAATTTATTTTGTAAATACTTCACAGCCAACTTCGGCATCTTCCAATACACCTGCCACAGTTGGTGATATAAAAACGGTAATTACAAAAACTGCAGAATTGTTCAACACATTTATTGATGAACTTGAACAAGAATAATTAGTTAGTCGTCATTTTCGGATGACGGCTTTTTAAATTTAACGATGCCAAGTTTTTGAAGTCTTGAATAGCAATTATAAATAACTTTTTGTGCCTCGTTAATTTCCTTAAATATTTCTTCAAGCTCGGCATCGTCAACTTCAATTTGTATAAGCCTTTTATACATAATCCACACGCTCCTTTCTGTTGCTCGTTTGGTGACTTTCATGACAAAAAATTAACAATAGTTGAAACAGGTACATCAAGCGTTTCTGCTAACAAATTGATATCTGTGACTTTTGCCTCTCTTTGTCCGAGAACAATTTTATTAAGATATTGCCTCGATTTGCACATTGCTTTTGCACATTTAGCTTGAGTGCCAAATTTTTCTTTAATCAATTCATCAAGCGAATTTGCCATCATAACACCTCCTTGCTGTCATCTATTTGGTGACTTCTCCTGTATAATATCACCTTTCAGCCTGTTTGTCAACCCTTTGGTGACATATTTTTATTTTTGTCTTGATTTTGGTGACACTTTGTGCTATAGTAATAACTGCGAGGTGAGCATGATGTCTTTCGGAGTTAAATTAAAAGAATATAGAACTTTACATAGTATTTCACAAGAAGAATTAGCAAAAAAATTGAATACTACAAAACAAGTAATAAGTAGGTATGAAAACGAGCAAAGAAGTCCTAAGTTGTCTGTTGCGATAGAATACTCGGCAAAATTAGGCATTCCGCTTGATATATTGGTTGATGATAAGAAAAGTCTTGAACCTAATATAATTTTATCATCTCATGAAAAAGAAGTAATCACAGCCTACAGAAATCAGCCGGCAATGCAAGAGGCTGTTGACCGTTTGCTTGGCATTAAAGAGGAAGAGACGGTAGTACTGCTTTCCCACAAAAAGCCAGACGGACATATCAACGTAAAAGTTGAGTTTGGTGAGGGTGAGGGAAAAGTTCCGCTTGATGATATTGCTCAAAGAGCAGAAAGCTACAAGCCCAAAGAGCGAGTGACCTACAAAATGATAAAGGAGTACATAGAAGCTAAATACGGCTTCAAAGTACATACCGCATATATCGCAGAGGTAAAGAGAGATTTAGGCTTGCCAATGTATGATGCTCCTAATGCGGTAGAAGAATTGAAACAGCCGAGGAAACATCCGACAGCGGAGAAAGTGGAAGCGATAAAGGATGCATTGAAGCATTTTGAAGTGATTTAATAATGGTGAGCGTATCATTAAAAATAGTGGTACGCTTTTCTTTAAAATATTTGGGAAGCAATATATAAGTGCTGAATATGCTTGAAAGGAGGAAAATGGAGTGAACCGTATTACAGAAATAACAAAGCGAGATATTTTAGATTTATTTCAGAATGGATTAGAGATAGACGAATTTTTTCAAACCCGAACCGTTACTTATAATTATTATGGTCGCCTTGAAGAAATAGATTTTCTTAAAAGATTATATGATTTGGAGAGAATGCCAAGTTTTGATTCAAGATTTGCAAATGCAGAACAGGATATTTGGCAACATACAGTGAATAATGATGATTATCCATACTGCTGGGTTTTTGAAGACAAAAGATTCAATTTACAAGATGGTAGTGATGAAGTATATTTAAAATTTCTTTGCGAAGTATTTCACCCTGCTGTTCGATATGATAAGGGATATTGGAAAGAATTTTTAGTGGCAACTAACAAGCTATTACAAAATGACGGTTATGAGATTTACCCTGCTGAGAAAATATCCAATCGTGATGTTTATGGATGGAGAATATATCAGCAAGAAGATAATACGTTGTTTATTCCATATTCTCAACGAAATGCAAAGGACATAAAAGCAAAAAAGATAGTATTGTCCATAAAGCGGAAAGCGAGAAATCAAATTTATCAGTTTCTGGAGCGATATAATATCGTATATCAAGCGACTGACGAAACGGGATGGAATTATAATACAACAGTAGCTGAGGATGTTTTCAATGAAATAAGGCAATTTTATGTGCCAAAGTGTTATAATGATAAAAAAGAATATGTTGAAACTGCTGATTTGCAAGCATTCATACTTTCTAATTCTCCATTTTGCGTGTTGGACGCAATAGAGTTTTTTGCGAAACATAGTATCTCAGATGACTTTGAACCACAGATTAATGCTATATTAAAACTGAATGAGATACCGTTTCAGCTTTCCAAGGGAAAGCTAATGAATACATTTGATACCCAGATAAATAAAAATTCATTAGTGTCTATTCAAGAAGTAGGACTGAAAGAGTTATTACAAGAGGCTTCAAAATATTATGATGAAAACAATTTGCAAATTGCAGTGGAGAAACTTTGGGATGCATTTGAGAGACTAAAGACATATTACTGCTCATCGACTGTAGATAAGAAGAAATCGGTTAATAAGATTATAATGGATATGGGTAATAATCAACAGCCGTTTTTAGAATTATTTGAAAAGGAATTTCATGAGCTTACCATACTTGGCAATAATTTTAGAATTCGACACCATGAAACAACAAAAACGGATATTCAGGATAAAAGGCATTATGAATATTTTTATAAACGTTGCCTGTCTTTAATTTCAACCGCAATCCAGTATTTAGATGGAAGAAATTTATGA